GTCAGGTTTTTCGTATCGTGGATGATTACTGCGTTTCTTTAGTGGTGATACTCCCCATGTATATCGATGATAACAGTTATCTCCAGTGAGAGCTCTCATGATACGGTCACTCGCACTTCGTAGTTTGTCACCATCTGCAATCGGTTTGTGTAGTTCTTTAAGAGTCTTACCTTGTTTATCACCAGCAGACCAACTACTTGCAAACGCAACAAAACTTGCTTCAAGTTTTCCTTCGTGCATAATCAAAATGTCATCTTCTATTTCCAGACCCATTCCTAACATACTTGTAAATTCACGACCTATTCCCAATGTATCAGCAGTCTTGTTTACTAAGTCATTCTCTTTTGCAACGTCACTCTCAAACCAGATGTCATCTTTTAAGTGGATCACTTCATTGATACGCTCATCCATCGTGTACTGATTTGCATAGACAGAAATATACTGTGAGTGCATCATCATTTTTGCAAAGGAATACTTTGCGAAAGTAGGATTCATAGTAAAAGGAGCGTGTATCAAATGAGCAAACATATCATCTTTTCCATCTATAAAAGATATGATCTCCTATTTCGATTGTCTTGATTTTTGATTTCGCCCAAGAGGGTGTAACATAATCTGCATGGTAAAATGTCGCACCATCAGTTATATCGAACATCATCATTTGAGATGATAATAATAATTGGGTGAATGACATTATCTCCAAGTAAATACTAATGTGATTTATGTCATCAGCCTTACCGTCACAGTACCAACTGAACTGGCATCGGTGACGTACAGGATAGAATACACGTTCTATGTCTGGTACATCCTTTCCTTTTGTTGTCCAACTTTCTTTTGTCTCTGCTTGAAAAACTACCCCACAGATTGTGTCGGGGAATCTATCATCAGTGACCCTATTCAAAGTAACAGCAGAAACTGCTAACCAACCAGCAGTTCCCTGATCCCTTGCTTCATGGTAAATGTTTTCTGCAAGACATCTTGCTTCCTCTATATCAAACACCACTTCGGGTTCAATGTTACTTTCTAAGTTTTCTTGAATTGGTTCTGGTTCTGGTGGAATGTATTCATTGGTATCAACTTTGGTTGCAACTGCACTGAGCGTTGCAACGGTTAATATTAATAACAAAGCCAAACTTACTTTTGTGGTTGTGTTCATATCTGCTCCTCTCTCCAAAATTCATCGGTTAATTTCTCTTGAAGTCTCAATGCCTCTCTTTCCCATGGCATCTTTTCATAGGGTGTATTTTGTGAAATCGTTTTAGACTTCCAACGATAACGCCCGTTCACAAGATAGTCATTCATCTCATTTCTTGCGAATTGTTTTACATGAACCATTTCATGAATTAGTGTCATAATCAGTTGTCTTAATTTTAATGTCTTATTAGCTTCAATGGTAAAGGTTCTCTTCTTATCATCTTCCATTGAGCAATAACCATCTGCGTTCTTAATTTTTGTAAGAACGGTTTGTATGTAGAGAGTGCGTAATCTATTGATGCCTAGTTGTTTGGCAGTCCAATGGATAACTTTACTGGCAACCTCTCTCTGATATTTTGTTCCGCCTGTAACACGAACAATCACTTAAATCTCCCTTTACCTAAATAGAGATAATAAAGTGTAGGGGGCGAGAGCCCCCTACGGATACCCCAATGGAAACATTCACTTTTGTCATCATCATGTATATTTATGTTTCATTGGGTTGTTTGCGGTGCATTGATGATGAGGTTGAGAGAGGTTGCACCGCAAACCAAACTTTCCTCGTAGTTTCTATTTAAGGTACAGGGGGCCAGTCCAGTTCATCGGGTAGTCTCCCTCAAGGACGTTACCCCTTGCAGCGTTCCTCGCTGGTGCGTTCCAACTAGCAGACATCAGAATATCACCCTTACGAAACCTCTTGTCATCTTTCTTGACGATAAAGGCAGTAGAAGAATTATTAGAGATAATCTTGATATACTTGTTACCTTCAGTGGTTGTAATCTTATCTGCAAATTCTGTAGACTTAGAATCTTCCCAATCCAGACTTTTTGCCCATTTCGCATAATCTTCAACCATTGTGTCGATTAGGTTCTGGATACCCTGTTGTAAATCAGTGGTTTGTTTCTTACATATAATCATCGTTTTTTCTCATCATTTCCAAACTATACATATATTATCTCAAAATCGGGGGGCATTGTCAACCCCCCTAGTAAGTAATTGATTTATAAGGATTTTAATCGTCCACCATTCCAGATGCAGACCTAGATCCTTGTGGATATGTGTCCAAATCGTACTGCATGAAGTTTTCATCCCACCCAAACGCCTGTCTGACTACAGGTGCAGATAGACCCTTGACAACCTTGTGCAACTTCTTGTCTTTTGCATAACACAGAAGTTCAGCTTCGTCCTTGTGTAGTCCCTCTAACATCTGAATAAACATTTGTTCTTTCTTGAACTGTGGTGTACCATCATCACCCCCACGAATGAAACGATATAGTTTCCTTGCTTCGGTTGCAAGTCGGGTATGTTCGGTTCCAGCTGGTGCATCATTCGGTTCGTAAGGAACATTACCCTCTGGCATCGTCCAACGAATTTCGGGATCAAAAGATGACTTGATTATCATACGAAATGCATCGCTGTTGTACTTTCTAAGTATCTCTACTTTTTTGTCTTTGGTTTTGGCCTTATGAACAAGGTCAAGTATTTCTGAAAATAAAAGTGTAGTATCTGGCATTAAAATTCTCCAATCGATTCAGTCAAAGTTTTTAACTTTGAAGATATAAAATAATTTAACAGGTTACTTCGATCACCACATGGAGCAGAATCAAATTCCGAAAGGATTTTAAATTCTAAATCATCTGGAACATTATCTAGGTTGATGAGTTTTTCATTCCTTTGATAGTTTCGCTTGACTTCATCATGTAGTTCGTCAAAATCAGTCTGTAAGATTACTCCAATCTTTTTCTTTCCTAAAGGTTTCTGTCGTAGCCCATCTACGAAAGTATTGTCTGGTGATAGAACATTCGGTATTCCATCACTAGAGTCACCTTTTAGAACGTGTTCTTTTATATATACGTCTGGGTCAAGTCCATTTACCATCTTCTTGGTGTTAGGACTATACTGTTTAACTTTTGGGTATTTGTGCAACTGTATAAAGTCTTTATCAGCAGATACAATCACAATGTTCTCAGTCTGATATTTCTTACACAGAACCGCGATGATGTCATCAGCCTCTGCACCATACACCTCTAGGTATTTGTATGGTAGATTCAGTCTGACCTCATCTTTAATTTTATTCAGTACACCGTATATCTGATCCCAATCTCGGTTGTCCTTCTCTCGACCCATCTTACGATTGAGCTTGTATTCTGGAAAGTAGTCTCTTCTCCAGTAGTGTCTGGAATCCCATGTAAGAACTATCTCACCGTATTCCTCATTAAACATCATTCGGTACATACGAACAGAGTTAAGTATCATGTGTCTAACCATGTCCTCGTCAACTGTGTTAGCCTTCGTCATGTGCATATTCATCATCAGACTCGCAACCGATATCTGATTCATGTCTAGTATTATCATAGTGTATTCTTCTTATAGTATGCGTTGAATGAAAGAGAACGTCTTTCTCCCTCACAATAAAACGGATAGACAGAGTGTCGCAACCAAGACGGAAACAAAAACATTTTCCCTACCTCTGGTTTGCACATCAGGGTATCACTTCTAAAATCTTGAGCCTCACCGTACATAAATTGTATCAGTCCACTCGCTGGGTAATGGTCATTATATTCCCTATCCATAAAGTCATTCATACCTTCGGGTATTTTTAGATACAAAACCGCAGAGAAATTACCACTGTGTTTATGCCATGGATTGTATTCACCCTTGTACTGACTGACCAACCAGCACTGTGCAAGATGTATATTCTCTATAGATGGGTGTAGGTTTAAAGGTGTGCCTGGCCCTGTCATTTTATTCCACTCATATGAGCGATTCTTTTTTATCATTCTTTCTAGGTACATGAGACAGGACTCTTTCATAAAACCTAAAGTGTACTTTCTTTCCTCTTTATTCGTCAAGGGAATCTGTACTTCTTTACTGACCTTACCAACAAGGTTTTCTGAAAAGTCCCATTCGGCCGCCTTTTCATCATCACTTAAAACCTCATCGCCAACCCTGTTGACGATTTCCATAAATCGGTCTGGTACTTGACGTTCTAAAATTGTTGGACTAAATGGTTCTATAAAATTAACTTCGTCATTCATCCTCAAACCCATCTTCACTTTCATCTAAAATATTATCTAATATCTCAATCAGCCTTTGAGTATCAAAATGAGAATACCTAGTCTTTTCTTCATCCTCAGTAACGACCACTATGTTTTGAATAAACTGTGTCATTGGATGAGGATAACCTAACTCTCGATAAAGCATTGACTTGATACATTCATTTATAAAACCAATCTCCAGACTGAAGTTCTGGTCTTTAATATCAATATCATTTTCATTCATGGTATGAATAAATTGAACCATAGTAGTTTCGGTCACATTTTCTACAAACGACATATCTTCTGCAACCTTTTTTTGTTGTTCTTTATTTTGTTTTCTTTCTTTCCAAGGCCCTTTGATTACATTGTCGTTCATTTGTTTGTCCCAAAATTCTTTGTTAAAGTTCGCCATAGTCTCGTCCTGCTATAGTTTCCCATCGTACTCTACCTTCTTGGTACTCACCATAGAAGTCATCTACCCAATCACCGTTAGCAAGGTACGCTTCACAATGTCGAATGTAACCTTCTGTTGATGCTGCCTTTGCAATCGCACCCTTTACTGGTTGTTTCATGCGGGCATCACCTTTATGTTTCTTCAACAATTCTTTTTGTGTCTTTATCCACTGTCGGACATTCTTCAAAGAGAATGTATCCTCATCTGGTTTTGCAAGAACACTTGGATGTACGTTCTTATACTTAGGTGGATTATTCTTAAACCTTTTTTCTCTCGCAATCGCAAGTCGTTCTGCAGCTGCAGCACGTTGTTCCTCAGTCATTGGTTTGCGTCTTCTGCGAACCTTTTTCTTTACAGGTTCTTCCCATCCATCGTTCTGTGTTTTTGCAGTAATCTTTTTAGCCATGTTATTTTATCCCTCTCAAGTTCCATTGACCATCCGATTGGCGACAAGCAATACTATTCACTATTTTTATAGTTCCATTCGATTGCACTGTCGTATTAAATTTCCTACACTGGTTCATACTAGACTGTGGTGTTACACTCATTGCAAAGTTATTGTTGGGTGTCCAAGTCGTTGTCTGACCTTGTGCGTTATTATTTAACGATTGTTGCATTATCATATTTGCGTGTATTTCATCAACCTTATCCAAATGATTACCAATCCCATAACCAAGAAGCAGACCGCCACCAGTTGCAAGTCCAACCACTAACGGATCGTTGTTCCTCATCAGAATTGCTGAAGCTAGAGAACCTATCACCGCACCGATTCTAGACTTACCATTATATCTAGGTTCTGGGGCCCAGACACCTTTGCCTGGCAAGTAGTAGTCTTTAGACGTACACTTCAAACCACAACCGTTGTATGCAATCCCACTTGGGGCATTTGGATATGTTACTGACTCAACATTCGTTGAGATAAGAAGTAAACTACTCAATAATAGCACTAGTTTCATAATCTAACTCATCCCATAAATTATCAGAAAACAACTTATACTTTCTAAGTCGATTAGTGTAGACCTTCGTTGCTTCTCTATCAGAATACTCTAGAAGAACAAACGCCATAAACTGATTACCTGATGCAATCACATCAAGTTCTTTTCTTGAATAACCAGCGACATCGACCTCTGCAATCACGTTCTTGGAAACTCTTTCCAACTCAGTGATAACACTTGCATCAACAGTATCACCGACTTTCGACACCAACGATTTAGTCATGGAGTCAAGTCTACCGTCTATACGATCTGCAAGTTTTGCTTTTGCGTTTAGTGTTGCGATGTCAACTGCGAGTTGTAGGTCTGGTGCAGTTGCAGCTCCAGAACTAAAAATCATATCATCATCCACTGGTAGATCAGTGTACCACTCAGGCACCATCTTCACAGTTTTTTCAACCTGTTTCGATTGGAGTGCATAATCTCTGGGTGGAGTTACACCACAAGCTGATATGAGAAAACATACCAGTATTAATATTACAAACTTATTCACTTTTCAGTCCTTCCATATTTTCAATTACATAATCTGCACCACCAACATCCACGAATACTTCCTTGACTGTTGGTAATACGTCAAACTTGATTAGTGCCATACCGAGTAGGACACCCATAACAAACTTTATCATAATCAATCATCCAGTTTAACAAAATACTTTTCACCATTCTCGTCAACTTCTACCTTGACGAATTTCTGTTCTTCGAGCCAGTCCATCATAAAACTAAACGCATCTTGAGTAGTAAGATGTCTGCCCCAATAATATGTTGCAAACATACAACCGACTGCGATAATTGTGTGTGTGACTGTTCCCATCTTACCTTCCTAATAACTCAACGTGATCTCCAAAGTATTTATCAAATACTTGAACGAGATTATCGTAATCGCCACTTTGCATTTCACCGATGATTTTGGACTTTTCTTCGTCCTTCAAACCCATTCTAGTTGCGTATCGATTTGCGATACCCAACAATGTAAATGCATTTCCATCGGAACTTGATAAATCCAAGTGGAGTTTTCCGTCTATCACAATGCTCATGATAAACCACCTAATACCGAATATGCAAACAGAAAACCTGTTGCAATAAAAGAAATCACACCAACCACAGTTAGTATTATTTCTTCGAGTAAATCACTCTTTCTCCTACTGGTGTAGGGTTTTGCATAATCTTTCATAATATACCTCTATCATTTTCAAACTACTCATATATAATAAGGTATTTGAGGGGGCATTGTCAAGTCTTTAAGTCATTGATTTATAAGGAAAAAGTAAATTATTTATAGATGTCTACCCCTTCTGGGTTGATTTTCTGGGGTAAACAGTGGGCTCCAACCGTATCTTGGGGATATTTCGTTCCGTTCCAGTAGTTCTGTCTCCTGATAGACTTTGCAAAATACATACACCGATTCACATCATAGAAGAATA